AATTACCTGCGGAGCCAGCGAGCCAGCAATCCTATGCGCGCGTGTTAGTTTTGCGTGAGGGACGAGCGCATTAACACGCGATCCGCATTGGATTGTGGAGTGAGTGTGCGGCTGTGCGCTGCGGCGAGGTTGCTCTAGCAACCGGCCGTGAACTAACGTGTTGCTCTCGAAGTGTTACGTTCTGTCCGAGAGTCTAAACCCTCCCGGTGTAAGGCTAAGCGAACAGGACCTTGCTTAAGTCTAATGCTAGAGTTGCACGAACCGTAGTTACGGCGTTGCACATGATGTACAATGCGTAAAACCGAGATGGTTGAGAGACGACGAGATACTTGAAACCAGAGAAAGTGCAGGTCAGAGCGGTACAGACGCTTGTGTATGTGAGGGTACAAGATCAAGTATAGGATGGACAATCACCTTCTTGCACTTGAGAACAGATGTAGATTGTACACTTGCAAGACATTGGGAGATGGTCAGGTACAAAAGTGCAGGTCAGAGGCCGTGTAGATGTAGCACGAGATTTCTGAAGAGAGTTGCTTGAGCATGCAGAATGATAACGTGATCTTGTACAAAAGGATGGGTCTACGAAGTAGCCCATCCTGTACAAGTCACGTCCCTAGCATGCACTACGTTCCGCCCACTTACGACCACGTTCGCAGCCTTAGAGGGATGGGATAATAGACATATGTCGGTCGGCTAACAGCGCGAGTGATACACACGTCATACGTAGCGAAGCACGTATGTCGGGTGTTCTTTAGTCCGCGTCAGCGGGCTAAAGGGTGTGTGTCTGTTGGCCTTGCACATGCGAAGCATGTCGCAAGAGAAAAACAGGAAATCGCTTGCGATTTCTTAACGGTACTTGTGTAAGATTTTCCCCGCTATCGCTTAGTAAACCATTCCTTAGATTTGTACCCGCTCTCGTTAGTAAACCATTTCTTATTCTTCCAAAATGCCCCTCATCACTTTACTGTTCCTGTCCTCCCACCATGTTACTCCAACTCGTCTTAGTTCATTTTGTATTAACTCTGACAGGTACATATCTACATCTTTATTCAGCCGGCCTGCTAACTCTACCATAGCCGACCATATTTTCGGATCGACCATTATATCCCGGCGCTGTAGGCGGGACTTCTCCTCTGTAGGAAGATCGCTAATACTCATTCTGTCTTTATCACCACTCCAACCTGTCCAATCGATCGGTTTGCCTTTATCGCTTTTATTTTTGTCAGCCATTAGAACCTCTCACAGATTGGCCTTGACAGTCTCTATAACCACATGCTACTCTTGTCTCATGGAGGAAGTCAACCCCCTCCGAGCAATCCGCGAGCACATGCATTGGACGCTTGTACGGGTTGCCCGAGAAGCGGGAGTCAGCAAGCAGCTTGTTATCTCTAACGAGGCTGCACAATACGAACGACCGAGCGACACATTACTGGACTACTACCTACTGTACCGTAACGAATGGGAAGACGCAGTTGATTACAATAACTTAATCAGAGACTACAAAGCGTTCCAGTACGCACAGAGGCGTTCTAACTACGGTGTCCTAACATTCCCTGTAAATGACAGATACCCTGTAGGCGGCTCCAATCCCGTTAACCCGTTCATGTTCGTCTGTGCGCTAAGTAACATTCCGACAACTAGAATCTGCAAACTGTACTGTGTACACCAAGGCTTAATACATAGACTGATACATGAAAATAATCTAATGCAATCCTTGCCAGGAGTCCTGAAAGATGCTTTACTTGATTCAGGTTACTCAGCCGAAACTATTGCGGCTTTCGACTCTGCTTTTATAGAGTACAAGCGGTCAGTGAGGGAGCAGGTTCGGTAATGGCATTGACATACCAGCAATCCGACTTTATTAATTTTCTCGAACAGTATTGGTATGAACATGGAACTATCCCTACGAAAGACTATGCAAACAGTCTCGGGCTTAATGCAGACGTTCTTTGGAAGCATTTTAGTAGTGCTGACTTCAGGGATGCTGTTCTTAGTCGCGGTATTAGTCTCAGAGGTTTGGCCGAACTTTCTGGACCCCCAGGGAGCAATAATAAATCTAATTCTAAATCTTTAACAGAACTACAACTCGGTGTTGCTAATGCACTTTTAGATTTGCGGGACAACCGTAGTCAAAAGAACAAACTGAAAGACTTTGGCGTCAGTACCCTACAGTATCAGGGATGGTTACGTGACCCAGTATATAAGCATTACATTCAAACTAGAGCGGAGCACTACCTCGGAGACAATCAGCATGAAGCGCATCTCGCGCTTGTTGAGCGCGTTAGGGTTGGTGACGTTAGTGCGATTAAATATTTCAACGAACTCACCGGACGTTACGTACCGTCCCGAGACGGTAATACGGGTGTAGATGTTAACATGCTGCTTCTACGTGTAATCGAAGCAGTACAGAAGCATGTACCAAATCCTGAGATACAAGAGGCTATCGCAAAGGAACTCTTACAGTTTGCCCAAGCCCGCGAGATGACACGGCAGTTAGCATCTAGCACTGCCAATACAGCCAGTTTATCTAGCCCTGTAGGCGCGCAACAGATTGCCGGGGTAGTTATTTAATGAAGATTGAGAAGCGTCGAAGGACTGTACAATTAGGTCCATTTCACGGCGGGATTAACTTCCGTGACAGTTGGACAGATTTAGCCGATGACGAGTTGGCCTATGCCGTTAATATCGATATTGATGTTAATGGTAAGTTACAGTCGCGTCCGCCCTTATTTCACACCATCGCATCCGAATGGCCTACGACCCTCTCCTATGTAGGTGGAGTGATGACGCCGGGGTACATGGTGTGGATTATGTATAAGGCCGCTAATGACGGTATACAATTACACACACGTACAGTCGAGGCATCTACCGGTAACTGGGTCGCCAAAGTAAGCCCCGTAACAGCGGGGTATAAGAACGCGTGGTTCGGTGTCTATTACAAGGGATACCTGTACTTCGGCTTACAGTCTGCTACAGCAGGTGTGGGTAAGATCGCCAAGGTTTTACTTAATGACGTCAGCACTGTAGGCGGTGCGAATGCTTGGAGTCTTATTAACGGGCCGGCTCCTATTGGTGGTGACCTTTTAACTGGTACGATTCATTCGGATAGATTGTTTGTTACTGAGACAACTACCTTTAACAGAGTTTACTACAGTAAGCCTACAGACTTTAATGTCTGGGCTGACCCTGACGGTGGACTGTTTGATGTTGGTGAAGCAGATGACCGGATTAATAAGATCATCAGCCTCAACAACAGGCTGTACATCTTCAAGGGCCAGTCTATTTGGACGTTAGACTATGTTAATGATCCGGTAGACGATGGTACGCTACAGATGATTAGTGCTACCACTGGTGCTGAAAACGCGATTGCTTACAAGAATCGTATCTTCGGGTCCAATAGGTCTGGTGTATTTGAACTTGTAGGTGGACAGATTTACTGGTTGTCCGATAAGTTAGGACTGCGAGAGAATATTAACCGTGACGCGGTTACAGGTGACGCAGCAGTTAATAACTATCTCAAGGGTAGTAACCAAGGTAACCATACTCTTGCAGCCAGTGATGACAAGTTGTACCTCACCGGTTGGGAATTAGTTTCAGGGTTCAATCCTGGTTTCAATACTATCAAGCCGTTGTTTGTACTAGACTTACAAACAGGGGCTTGGACTATGTATACCAATGATCGTGTAGAACCCGGTGAGACTACCCACTGTACTATTGAGGGACCTGTCTATGCGAATGAAGAGAAGGGCGCTATTCATGCGCGATCTCTTACTACAGATGCTCCTATTACTATCCTGACTCGGCAGGGTCAAACAGACAGGGATAGAATTGGAGTTAACGGTCCACCTTTCGCTAAGTTCTGTACTAAGGAATACGACTTTGGCGAGAAGGTCAACATGAAGCGCCTATTCAGGGCATACCTTCATTTACAAAACTTCTGGTGGGACGATAACAACAACGTCTTCACTGTAGGCTATAAGTTTATGTCCCTGTTCTATGAGAATCTTTCGCAAAGTATTGTAAGCAATATTACTATTAATGCTCAACCTTCTCAGCACGATAAGGTATACGAAGGTGTATGGCATTCGTTACGGACTAGGTTCCGACACCTGCGTATGGAAGTCGAGTTAAATACTAACGAACTCTATAATACTACCAGTGGTACTATCAAGAGTTACCATTGGGAGATTCCCTCTACTGAGTTAGAGATTGACGATCGCTCGCGTGAGACTACTCACGTACCGTCTCAGACATTTGCACCAGGCTAAGGCCCCTGTAGGATGGACGCTAGAGGCGCAGTAGACCTTTCTAATCAAGCACATGAACGTTCTGATGTTGACTTCGGCCCTCAGTCACAACATCATACGTTAGGTAATGGTCCTTTTCAGGCTGCACCGGGTAGTCATAAGCATGGAAAGACCATTAGACATAGATCGATGAAAAGTATTGTATTTAGTACACCTACAGGGGCATGGCAATTAGTTTATCATGATACTGTATTAGAGACAGACGATACTAAAAACTGGAATATCAACAATATTAATGGTGCTGTTACTCCTAAGGTTCCAGGTATCTATAATGTTGAGTTTCATTTTACTTGGGCTGCAACAGGTGGACAGTTACGTGCTGTAGCCATTCAAAAGAATCTTACTGGTATTGCTCCTGCTAATTGGGTAGGAGCACAGTATTTAGGTCCTGCTCCTTATATTCAAACTTGTGTTCAGTGTTGTGGTAATGGTATTTATATGAATGGTACAGACTACTTTACATTCTTTTGTTATCAAGACTCGGGTGTTGCTATCAATTCATCCGCAGGTCCAGGTTACTCTGGTGTTAGTATTGTTAAGGTGGGAGACGTTTAGTTGTGGCCCGCAAAGTAGAGACAATCAGTACGCCAGAAGAAGCACTAAGGCTCATTAGCGAAAAGTTGTCTGCGGGCGCGCGTAGGCCAAATGTTTTGGGTTACGTGCCGCACGCTAAGCAAAAGGCTTTCCATAAATCCCCAAAGAAACGACGTCTTTATATTGGTGGTAACCGATCAGGAAAAACTACTGGTGGTGTCGTTGAAGACGTCTGGTGGCTTACAGGTAAGCATCCCTATTTACAAACACCTCCACCTCCCGTCAGAGGACGTATTGTCTCTACAGACTTTGGGTGGGGTGTTGAGAAGATTGTCAAGCCTGAACTAGCACGATGGTTACCGCCTTCAGAACTTAAGGGAGGATCATGGTTTACGGCTTACAATAATCAACTACGTACTCTTACATTAGAAAATGGTTCCTTCGTCGAGTTTATGTCTTACGACCAGGACCTTGATAAGTTCGCTGGTACAAGTAGACATTTTGTTCATTTTGATGAAGAGCCTCCAGAGGCTATTTATGTTGAGAACGTGGCTCGCCTTATTGATACAGGTGGGTCACTTTGGCTTACGATGACTCCACTGTTAGGTATGACGTGGGTCTATGACATTATGTATGAGCCAGGTTTACTTGGCAGTCCTCTTATTGATGTAATTATTGTAGATATGACTGAAAATCCTCACCTTAGTGAAGGTGAGGTTCAGGAGTTTATTTCATCGCTGGACGAGGATGATAGGGAGGCGCGCGTTCATGGCAAGTTCATCCAACTCGGCGGACTTATTTACAAGAAGTTTGACCCGCGCCCCGGCGGTACGCATGTTATTGATGCATCCTTTTCCCCTCCCAAAGATTGGCTTTGGATTGCGTCTCTTGACGCCGGGTTTAACAATCCGACGGCGTGGCTCTGGCATTCGGTCTCACCGGACGGTGCACTCCTTACTTTTGAAGAGCACTATAAGTCAGGCGAAACAGTTGAACAGCACGCTAAGCGAGTACATGAAATCAACAAGCAACTCAAACGGGCACCGGACTATTACATTGGTGATCCCAGCATTAGAAACACAGATCCAATTACGGGAACCAGTATCCAACAAGAGTACATTAAGTACGGTGTACCTGTTACGTTGGGTAACAACGATGTTAGCGCCGGTATCCAACGAGTTGCCAATTACATGCGAACTAGAACTGATGGACGAGCAAACTGGCACGTCACTAAAAACTGTTCTCATCTTATTAAAGAATTAACCCGATATCGATGGAAGACATATAGTAATCGTAAGAGCCAGTCTGAAAACAACCCTATTGAAGCCCCGCATAAGAAGGACGATCACGCTTGTGATAGCCTTCGTTATTTTGTTATGTCCCGGCCAGACCTTACAGGTGACTACGACGCTAGACGAGAGATTAAGCGCCAGACAGATAACCCGCTTGATGCGCCGGTAGTCTATCCTAACGATCACATAGTAGACTGGCAGATGTTAGAGCAGCGCGAAAATAACAGGCAGGGCGATTTCAACGTAATTCCAGGCGGCTCAGATTTTGTATTAGATGAAGA